ACCTGTTATTTTTGCAATAAAGAATGGTTGTCGATCTAGAAAAGAATTGGTTGAATCCGTGCGCGTGCGCTCGTTCGCCTTGGCTGAAATCTTGTTCCAGCCGCGAGTAGTCATTGGCCCGAAGCCGCTCTTGATGTTCGGCTTGAGATCCATTAGGTGCTCACGATTCCAAGCGCGGAGAATGCAGTTGTATCTGGGAACGGCTGTCGCCAAAAAACTACCGAAGCAGTTTCGACATTTGATGCGCTGACTGGCGAGCCAGGTGTTGGTCGGCTTGTCTTCACGCCCTTGAGATCCCGCATCGCAATCTGTCGCATGTGATACAGCGTCGGGTCGTAGTTGAATTGATAGTTGATCTCATACACATTCGGGCCAGTTCGACTTGTGCTTGCGCCTGTAAAAACTAGAGTGCCTGTTGCGCAAGTGAATGTGTTGCCAGTTGCTCCAAATGTGAAAGACGCACTATTCCTTTTGCCTGCGATCGCCATGATCGTTGCATAATTAGGTCGACCATAGATCACATTTCTGATCGAGATACTTGCGATTGGCAATAGAAACGAGATAGGTTCTCCAGCCGAATCTGATTTTGTTCCACTAATATCATTGTTGTCTTGAGTTCCACCCGATGGCACTGTCGTGCCTGTGCGCCAAATGTCGATTGCTTCCTCGCGGATGTTGCTCTCAATCGATGTGAACCCGACCTCGGTCTCGGTCTTCACATCTGCCGCCACAATATTCACGCCGTCGCCCATTGTCGATTCAAAGGTGAATACGGCAGACCAAATCCTGTCCATGCCGTCGGAGACTGGCGTATAGGTCGCCGATACAAAACGCATGTATGTCGCCATCGTCGTGTCGTCACCCGCGCCAAATACTTCGTATGCGCCTGCGCCCGATGCAATGTCGAAGACATTGATGGCTTGATCTGTAGTGTCACGCACAAGATAGTTTTGCGACCCGCTCCACTTGCCACGGTCAAATGTTGCGGAGCGAGATTGCTTAATCCATGAAAGAACTATTGTCATGTGGTTGCTCCCATCGCATTGAGTGAGTCTGCGATCTCTTGCAGAATGTCGGTGTGCAATTCAGCCGCGTTCAGTTGTTGCTTGGCAATGTCCACTTGCTTCTCGATGGAGAAGTCAGTTGACCCGGCGACTTTGATTGATCCGATGGCGGTGCTCAGACCTTCGACATTTGATGTGCCAGCGGCCTGCGCATTTAGTTCGGCTTCTGTCTCGGCGTAGGCTTTTCGGGCTTCGGCTAGATCGTTTTGTCCGTCAAGAGCCTGCTTGTTGGAGTCTTCCCGCGACTTTTTATTTTGATTGGCTACTTCCTTTTCAAGATCAAGTTTTTCGCGCAGAGCAACCAGTGCGTCGTATGCCGCTTTGCCCTCGTCTTTTAAGTATTGAGGGATCGTTTTTAGATTCTGTATGCGCTCAAATTCAATATCGCGCTCTGACATTGAAGCCTTGCGCAAATCATCTTTAATTTTCAGTATTTCTTGTTCCGAGGATAGGCGTTGATCGTGATAGAATTTTATGACTTTTGCTTTTTCTTCTTCAATCTTCTTTTGCTTGGCGGCAGATTCGTTTGCAATCTTGTCTACGGCTTCTTTGTTGCGCTCGTTAATGAGCGCGCGATTTTTATCTTCTTCTGCAATTCTCTTTTGGTTTTTTGCAAACTCTCCACGCGATCCCTCTTGCGCGCTTTCTTGACCCATCGTGCCGCCTGTTAATGGATCAACAATTCCGCGTGCAATCATTTCACCAAGCGCGCCAGCAATCGGAAGATTCTTGACAAACTCCGCAAAGACATTGCCAACATGAACAAAAGCATCTCCGAGACCTGTGATCGTGCCGTCCTTGAATCCCTTTACGAATTCATTAGCCATCTTTGCGCCCGCGTCAAGTGCTCCAATAATGCCAATTGAACCCAACAGATTGCCCGAAATAGATTTCAACTGCTTTGAATTTATCTTTTCAATACTGCTAGTAATACTGCCGCCGCTTTTCTTTGCTTCATTTGCCGCGGCTTTCATGTCTTTAACAAATGGATGGACATTTCCATAAAGATCAACTGTCATCTTGCCTGTGATTGCCATTACTTAACTCCCATTTGTTGCTTTAGTTTTTTAATGGAGACAAGCGGGTCTGTCTTTGGTTTCTCGACATACGCCATAAAATCTTGCGGCGTGAACGATCGGGATCGACTCGACCTGTGCGCATTGGCGACAGTTGACGCAACGATGCCAGCGGCTAGATCGCCGCGCTGGCGTGAGTCAAGGCATCCGACGATGCCCTGATATTCGATCCATTCTTGGAGTTCTCTAGAGGACATTCGATCTCCTAATTCAGCCACCGTCATTTTCAATTCAGCCGCAAGCGTGAACATAAACATGCGTATTCCGTTGCGGCTCCTCAGTTTTTTTCGAGTTCCTCAGCATCCTTAGCCCCGAGACCCGATAGGCGCTGGCAGTGCTCGTACAACTTATCTATGACGCTTGCAGGCATTGACCCGACCTGATCCATCTCGGCATCGCTAAACAATCGCACGCCAGCCTCGTCCGTGATACAGCGCACGACGAGACTAGCGCGGATGTTTTTCACACCCTTCTTCACATCTCTCTCCGAATACACATACTGCTCCCACAAATCTCTACCTGAAGCGGATAATCCGCAAAGTGAGACGAGACCGTCAATGCCCGCAACCTTTACAGTCGCGGTCGGGATCTTGAGCGCAAGTAGTTGTTCTCGGATTGACATGGGTGCTCCTGATTAGGTGATGGTGATTGTGCCTGTGCATTGCAGACTGATAGATGCTGTGATGATTGCATCGGTCGATGCCTTGATTGAGTAGCCAGTCACAATTGCATTTCCCGATATGGTCGAACCATCGCTTGAGGCAATCGCAAATGTGTTTGATGTGCGGGCCGTGATCGCCGCCTTGATTGCGTCTTGGCCCGTGTCTGCGCCGTTGCTATTCACATCGCAGGAAATTGTGCCTGGCGTAATAATGCCGGGCAGAAATGCCTTGGTCGTTGAACTAATAATTGTCGATTCAACCGCTGAAACGGAGAAGCCGTCGTAGGACAAGGAGGTGACTTCGCCAACTAAAACTGCGTTGTATGTGAGTGATGTTGTTCCCGAATTTGCTACAATTACTGCCATTTGTTTTTTCCTTTAGAGTGCTGGAGGTGTGGGATTAGTTACAAGAGTGATCGGTGCTGGTGTCGACGCGACATACCAAATCTTCACCGTGACACTGCATACGAACACGCCGTATTCAGTGCCTTCGCTACCCATGTCGTAGGCCATGTTTGAGCCGTCGATACGAATGTTTTGAATGACCATTGGGCTGTTGCTCGCGGTCGCAAGCGATCCCGCTGAGTTGTACAGATCGACCCGCACTTGGTCTGCAATGTTGGTCGCTTGCAAAAGACTTGAACTGACGCAGTCAACTGTCAGAGTCGCAAGTCGCACGGTATCGCCAGTGCCCTTGATCGTCGGGTTGAGCGCGTCGTCGCTTTGCGATCCGACGACGATGAACGGCGCTGATGTTGTCGGCGTGGCAAACGATTGGAATATCTTTTGCGAACTGCCCACAGCCGTGATCACGCTGGTTGACTGTTGCAAGGCAAGGTGAATGGCTTCTACGAATTTCATCGCGCCGCCTTGTTCATTTCTTTTGCTATGCGAGCAAAGACATTCTCAAGTCCGTATCCGATGTCCTCGGTGAATTTGGCGTTGATCGTTGCGCCGTACATTTTGAAGAACTTGCTGAATACTTGCCAGCCTTGATAGGCGCGTGATGGATCTTTATAGCGGCCGTGCTCGATGAGCCAGGAGTTTTGCGTCCTGCCCCAAATGCGTGCCCACACAGTCGCCTTGTCCTTGCCGATTTCTTTTGGAATGATTTTGTGGCCGTAGATATTGTGCGCAATGCGCTCTCGGCTCTCTTTAATAGGATGCATTGGTTGATGCTTCTTCGCACGCCAGCGCCATGACTTCTGCGCGTCGGTCTGATTGATATCGTTCTTGCCCACATATGTGCCGTACATGCCTGCAAGCT